GTAATAAATACCCTTACTTGCTACCTCGGCGTTATACAAAGGAAAGAGGCGGCGTGTCGTGCCTCCTAAAGTGGACTCTCTAAAAGCCGATGTGCGAGCTGTAATTTTTTTTTCTTTTGCATTATCAGACCAGTTATATAAATTACCCGGTATCGGTGATGGCGCATATCCTCGTGCCTTGTCTCGGATTGGGATCATCACGCCTTTAATCTCTTTATTCATCTCTTTAAGTAGCTCAGGATCAATTTTACGTAAGGCGCGCAAAGTCTCTTTAACGCCGTCTAGTGTTACGGACATTTTCGGACTCCTTCGCCTGATCGTTAAGTACTTTTACTAACATCTTAAACATCTCGGTATCGAGATCGAGTATCGCTTGAGGCGCGACCTGCAAACGTATTGATAGTTGAGCTACCAAATAGGTTACGGTGCCGCGCCCTAGGCTAAAGGCTCATCATCTAGCACCTCGACTTTTGCCAAGGTATCTAAAAACTCTGCGCCAAACATCGGTACGGTTTCGCCGCTCGTACGTAAGCACTCATAGGCCAACCAATACACATCGCTTTGCTTTTCGTCATCTCTAAAGGCTTTGTGAAAACCTTTTTTAGCGTACAGCTCAAAGGCATACTCAATACGAGGAGTAATCTGATGCTCAGATACTCCACCCGTTGCCCTGGTTATTTTAAGTCGTGCCATTTGTTAGCCCCTTTTCTTTTCTATCAGCTAGTAGTAAGTACGATTGGTGAGTTACAAGTAAAGGTAATTGACTGAGATGCAATATCTCCAACAGCGCCGTTAATGTCGGTAGTGTTATTTACCAAAATCGTAGTGCTGTATAAGGGATTGGTTGCAGATGTGGCTGCGCTTGTCTGCTTTAATGTGAGAGGTACTGTTGTACCCCAAGCAGCTTGCAAGGTTGCATTAACATTTGCTGCAGCTGTATCGGATAGAAAATCTAGCGCCACGGTTGAAGTCTCTAGGCCCTTAGTAAATTTTCTAGACGAGTCACCCATGGCAGTAATTTCTAGCTCTTCAAAAATTCTATTAATTGTTGCGTTAGTGACGTGATCGCTCAGTACTACCGAGTTAAGTGTGACCACAACACCGTTAGTCATATAAACAGCCATTTTATTTACTCCTCTTTATTTTCTGTTGTTGTATCTTTTGTTTTAGTTTCTTTCTTAGGTGCTTCTGTGATCTGCCCTATCTTGATAAGGAAGGCAATTTCTTCATCGGTTAGGCTCATGCTTAACTCCAACTCGTTAGGATTTGTATGTCAAAAGATGCGGTTAAAAGTGTGCCGCTTTGTACCTCTAACAAAGATGGCGCACTCATAGCTGCAATATTCATTACGATCGATGATGCCGCTAGCTTGTTAAAGATTGCTACGGCTACCGACTCGATACCGTTTAGATTTCCTTGGTTATCAAGCATTGGTACATTAAAAATAATCTTAAAGTTAGCCGTAGGTGCTATGCCGGCGTTTGTATTATTTGTAGGTGTTATGTACGGATCACCAGGAGCGACAAGTACAGAGTTAGCCGTAATTGTTGGCGGTGGAAAACTGTATGTATTCCATACACTCGCATTAGCTAGAGCGGCAGCTAGTGAGGCTCGTAGCGTTGTTATGGCCGCGGTCATTATCCGACCATCGCACTAGGATTTGTATAGCCCGCTATAAGGCCCCTGATTTTACCGATCATGCTATTGCCCATGCGATAAGGGCTAGGGCTAAAACCATCGATAGTTACGCCGCCTGTTTGTGATACTTGCCGCGCTTGAAAAATATCAACGGCCAAAACCATAGCCGCCTCGCGTATAGCTGGGGTTGTGGCGTAAGAGTTTGTCTTTGTATCCGCGCCTACAGCTGAGCCGTAGGGGAGTACTCGCGTAAAATTAGCGTTAGCAGCTGTCTTAGCAAATTGTATAAAGCTGTAGCCGTTAGGGTAATTAAATAAACGGTTATTAAAATTAATTGATGGAAAACTATTTGTAGTACCTGTTGTGTATGGCATTGTGCCGGTAACGGTGTAAGTGCCGTTGAAGGTTGAGCCGCATCCACTCAAGGTTACAGAGTCGCCCGTGCTAAAGATTGCAGGGTTAGCAATCATTACGGTAGCAATATTATTTTGGAGTGTTGTACCTACGACAGGGGCAGAGTCAAACCATAAAAATTGGTTGAGTAAATCTTGAGCAGCTTGGCAACAGGTTTCGACAATATCGGACGAGTACAGGTTTTCAATACCGAGGTTAGCTCTTAGCTCGGCTTCTGTTACATACGTTGCAGGCACTTTTTACTCCAATCTTTATAAGGGCCGGTAGGGCTCAAAGGGCTAAGAGCCCTACCGACTATTTATTGTGGTTTATTTATGTGAGATTAAAACGCACGATGCCATTTGGCATTTTGGCGATTGTTGCCATATAACCATAAATAGCAACCTGTACCTGAAGGTTGCTTACAACGTTTACAGACATGTACGCCTGAGGTGACTGATAAACAGTAAATGCCTCAGGTGCAAGGATTACGGCCGAGTCATCAATAGTTGTAGTAGCTGCAAAGTTCTTGTCTACGTATAGATCAAGGCCAAGCACGTTACCGCGAATAGATCCGGGTTGTGTCAAGCCGCCAGCGTTCATTGGCTGTGATGCTGAGTAAATAGGGCGCCCTGTTGTGTCCTGCGCTCCCATTAGTAGCTGCCATTGTGAAGGGTTAGCTACGTAGTTTTGTGCAAAATAGCCTGTAGCTGCATAAACTTTAGCCGCTGCATCTGCCGCATAACCAATAATGCCAGCCGATGATGCTGCCTGAGTTGCGCCTTGCTGACCAGCCGTAACAAGGGCTGCTAAAACAGTTGTATCAATTGTTTTTAGGTAAGCGTTTTGTAGTTGTGCTGTTAGCTCTGAGTAAAAATTTGGATCTGAGCGCTCTAGCAATTCAATGCTAATTGTATTCATACCTGAGTACTTGTTTACAGTACCTGTTAGGTAAGCGGTTTCCATACCTGTATTTTGTACAGCTCCGGCTTCTGCCTCGACAGTTACAACAGGTGCTACGCCTACACCTCCGCCAGCTGAAGTTACAAGTGACGGTACGTTAATTGTCATACCGCTATTAGGGAGTGTGCCACGTGAGCAAGCATCGATTGCCGGTGTTCCAAAACGTGTATTAGTTGGAAACTCTGATAGGTACTGAGTCGGATTAAATGAAGGGTTTGTAGTAAAGCTGTCATCTGCAGCGGTTACATAAAGTTTAGAGTCCTCGTTACCGAGAGCTGCTTTAATTTTATGCTCTGTGTATGCGCCCATGGAATTAATAGGTGTGCGTACTCGCTGCGAGTCTAAAACAGATGGACGGATAATTGTGCGAGCTGCTTCAACAGGTGCAGCCTCCGCAGATACTTCGGCCGGAATCTCCGGTGTATTTTCAGGGGCTGTAGTCACAGCTTCCTCGCTTTCGGTTTCGGTTTCGATCTCTACGATTGTCGTATGGATCGTTGTTTCTTTTGTGCTTGTCGCAGCAATTAGCTCGGCCCGAGCCGCTGCAATATCAGTAACGGAGGCGCTAGAAAAGGCCGCACTCTCTACGAGGCTTACCTCTTTGAGGACAGCCGCCGTAACTAACAGGTAATCGCCCATTGGCTTAGAGGCTGTTACATCAACCCCTACGGATAAGCCGCTTACTAGGTTTTCCTGAGCTAGTACTAGCGCATCTTGTCCCCGAGTGCTGCTAGATAACTTAAAGGATCCATAAACGCCCTCTGTTGAGTCACTAAAAGAAATCGCACGGCCTACCGGCTTATCCTGTTGATGCTGCATAAGTAATTTGATTTTTGCCGCATCTGCAATAGCAATTGCTCCGCGCTCAAACATAATTGGCCCGGCACTTGTATAACCGATCTCGCCATAAGGGGCAATAAGACCGGACACAATGCGACGCTCAACATCGGCGGCCTGTATCTCTTGACTAAACGTTAGTAGCACTTGTATCTCCTAGCGGTGTTAGTTGCTCCATTTGTCGAGCTTGGTTTACATCGATTAAATCTAGGTTTAACATTTTTTCTATAATGTCTAAACGCGCTTGATCGTCTGCACGTAAGAAAGAGTCCGATACGGCAAAACGCACTTGATTTTGTGAGTTTGTTATGTCGTTCATACTAAGTCTGTCCTCGATGGCACATATGTAAGGCTGTAGTGAGTATGCAACAAACTCTTTACGACCATCCAAAATATTTTGATATGTCATGCTGTTATTCATATCGGCAGAAATGTAATAGGCCGGTACGTTCATAGCGCGAGCGATCTCAGTTGCTAAGTATTGTGATGCTTCGTTATACATCATGTCCTTAGGACTAAAACCGACATTTTCTACGCTAAGAGTGCTTGTTAAATAAGCTGTACTACGTGATGCGCGAGATGCCTTCCAAGATGCAAGTAACCCTTGTACTTGTGCTTCAGGTAAATCTGCGCCGTTGTTTTTTAATATTGTAGTAGCCATTGGTGTAGCTGCACTTACCGCGCTTGCTTTTTGTATGTCGTATGCAGCTTTAATAGTTGTGCCAGCTGTATCTAATACTCCTGGTATTAAACCTTGAAAAGTTACAAGTGATCCGATACCGCCCATAGGTACCTTGTCACCATTTACAAAATAATCTTTTATCTCTGTACCATATTGA